GCCCACGGAAAATCACGACGCCCACCATAGCGTTGTCGTAGCCCGTGTCCCCGGACGACACGTTCTGGTACCCGAGATTGATCCAGGTATCAGTCTGCAGCATGTTCGTCTGGGCAGAAGCGACTTGCCCCGAGGTGTCATTCTGACAAGCGAGTAGGACTCGTGGCCACTGTACGGTCGGACCGTACGTGGACATGATCTCTCGATTGACAAGGCCACCTAGAGGAGTCGCATTCCATGAGCCTGACTGCGGAGTGGGCGATTGTGAGAAGGGCTGCGTCGGGCCCGAGAGCCGGATCGGCATATACACGCCGTCCTTCGCGCGACCAACATACGCGTTGCGACAGGCGAGTGCCAAATCCGCTTCGTTCATAGGCAACGGGACGTAGTCTGCGACTACCCCGATAACGTTCCCGCTGGTCGCGGAGGTCGTGGATCCACAATTTTGAAACCGTGACGCACGAACCTCCAGCGGGAACTGTCCCGCGTAGACTTCACCCTGATTCGACAAATCGGCAGCGCTCAACTCAATCGTGTGCGATCGGTATTGGCTCCGGAAAGCTGCAGGCAAGCTTGCCGGGGCCCTTACTGACGCAAGTGCGATCGCAGGCGTTCCATTATTCATAATGTCGAATGTGGTGTTCCCTGGGAGATCGGTGTACGGCTGCAACAAACACGTGCCAAACGCCGCACCGGTTGGGGTACTTGCCACTGGGGCTGAAAAGTCAACGGGAGTGTTACTGGGTGCAGTCGCCCACACAACAACATTTTGATCTCCAGGAGGGAAAAATAAATATGCGTCCCAGGTACTTGTCGTAGTAGCGGGAGCTTGGATTGAGCAGCGGAAGTTGAACTCAGGTCGCAACACCTGTTTCGAACTCGTGTCAGGGATGCCAGGCGCGGGCCCGGTCGTCGCTGGGTCCAAAGCGCGAATCACCCAGTCGCGGCCTGGACCGGCGACTCCAACTGACGTCAATTTGTCTTCAACACGAGATTTCATAGGTTCAAACTCTAAGCCCGAGCCACGTACGCGGCTTCACGGTCGCATATGTCGCCCAAATCAACGCGACACATCTCCTCGAGCAGCGGGTGCGACACATAGCACACCGCACCGTTCTGCGCGAGGATGAGTCTTTCGACTCGCTGCACTTCCGCGGTGCAGGTGTGATACCGACGATTGAACCATTGTTCAAAGTCAGGGTGGGGCGGGGTATAACACCCGTGGTACTTGTACCCTCGGGGGTTATAGATGGGTGCGACAGGTAAATCCACGTAGGGCCGGAGGAGACTACGCACAATGGGCACTCCTGAACACGACGGCCAGAGGCCTAGAGCGACACCGCGCTGATAGGCTGCGAGCCGCCGGCGTGCCGGCGGATTCACAGTCCACCAAAGCTTGGCAATGAGCCGGCCAGGCTTCGGCAAGAAACTGTAGTTCCGCCCGAGACGCACGAAAATGCCTGAAATGAACGACACATCCTCCGGGCACGCAAACTTGCGTGCCTCGGGCTTGATTCCGTACTCTGCTTCAGCTGCAACGACAGCTGCGAAGTCGAAGTCTTGGTAGACCGCCACAATCAAATCATCACCAGCTACCATGATCGACGCGCGGATTTTCATCGAATCGAACACGGCGACAGTGATCAACGCATTGATCAGTGAATTGCCGAGGGTCGTGTCATTGTGGCCAGACTTGACTGTACTCTCAAGGTGGTAGCGCATGACGTTGCGCCGCGTGAGGTAGTCCTTGTGAGTCACCCAGACCTCAACGCACGACGCGGCAAATGATGCTAGAGCTGGGTCAACGAGCGAGTACGCCCATACCCGCAACGCGGCGTGCTCCGTCGACATCGTGGCGTCCCAACACTTACCGTCGCGCTCGTAAAAGCACTGAGCACCGCGCGCGACGACTGCGTCCATCCACTCACCGATCTCGCGGGCATTCATGCCGCTACCAAAAGTTACATCGGTCGTACCCATGGTATGAAACCTGAGTTTTGACGTCATGGTTTTCTGGAGCGCGTAGAATTGCCCACCGAATGCGGCTTGTGTTCGCAGGTTGAAGTAATATTGGATGAGGCGCGCCTTGGTCGGGCAGGAGCTGAGGCACTCGCGCTTGACATCGGCCAAGCACTTCCAAGGGCAGTACGAGTCACCATCAGCGATCGACTTTTCGAGCGCACGGCGTTTCGCTTCGGGCCACTTCGACAGCCAGAAGTCGATGTCGTGGTACTTGCTACTCCAGTACTCAGCGCGTAGCCCAGCCATAAGCGCGCCGACATATCCTTTGATGCAATCAAAGGACCGCGTGACGGGGGGCTGCACCACGCCGTGTCGATGACACAAGGCGTTATGTGCATTGCACGAGCACTTGGAGAGAACCCAACACGGGTGCACGAGAGTTCCGACGGCGGTGGCGCCGAGTCCGGGCGGGCACGGACGACGGAATTTTGGGCGCTTCAGCAGTTCCGTCGTGTCCGCAAGCAATGACTCGTCGCCTGGTCCGAGTCATGTCGTGGCGGCCTCGCGCACCTCGACGGCGTACACGCCGTGCGCGGGCGTGCCCCAAGCAGAGGGATCGACGCGCCCGTTCGCGTCGATCTGCACCGTGCGATTGCGTCGCATCGCGATGCCGACGAGTGCCCTCTCTGACATCACCGCGACTCGCGCGGCCATGGCGTGAACTGCACGCGTGCACCCTGCAGCGGTCGCAAGCCACGCGTACTGTGTAGCGTCATAGACGCTACGCCGATAGTACCACGTAGCCGCGACTGCGAGTGCAGCGCCTGACTGCCGGACGGTCGGGAGCCAGGGCGCGACGTCACGGATGTACGTAAGGCGCTCCAGCCACGGGCGCGTCTTCCACACGCTCAGGCGGAAGGCCTGATCTTCGTGGCGAAACCGCGCGACGAACCGCACCACAAGAGCGCGGATTTTCATGAACCGCCCATTCGTCGAGCGAGCTACTGTCAGAGCAGCCGCTTCGACGTTCGGGACGAGGTCACGCCCAGTGCGGATATCATCCGCATTGCGCGCGACCTGCAGTCCGATGGCAGTCATGACTTCACCACCTCCGTCCTCCGCGTCATCCCAATGCGGCTCGGCGACTTGCTCGAGCCACATTTCAGCACGCACGACGACGAACGAGTGCTCGCGCCACACGCCGTGCTCCGTGACACCGCACGCAATGGCGCCGACGTTCAGTCCGCGCCACGGCGCGACGTTGTCGCGCACGCGCAGGCGCTGGCCGCCGTAATCAAGGACGAGCAGGTCCTGGTTACGACGCCAAGTGAGGGCTCGCGGCAGCGACTTCTTATGCACGAGTTCGCCCGAATCATGGCGATCGATCGCGTACGTGAACACGGACAACCGGTCGCCAGGAGCCAAGCACTCTTCTACAACCCGGAACAGATCGACGTCGAAAAGCGCGACGTAGAAGCTCGTTCGAGTGTGGGTGCATGCGCGAGGCCGCGGACAGAACGGGCGCGTGGGATCGCACGCGTCGCCGGAGCTGCACACCTCTCGATGGCGCAATGCCAGAGCGGCGTAATCCGCCGTGCGAGCTGGCGCGAACCAAGTCACACTAGCCTTGTTCGCCTCACTCCACACACCGAAATCGCCAATCGTGTTTGCCACTGGCGATCGTGAGGCCATCTCACTGAGAACGGCCCTGAAGGGCGGGGTGTGGGACACGCCACCGATTGCGTAGCGCGGCTCATCATTGTTTGGCCCGGAGGCGACGAGGG